GATGAGTGTGAATGGTTATCAGGTCTGTATGCGTGGTATGAACAACGCACTGTGTGAAGAGGTAACGATGGAGATAAAGCAGAACCGCCTGCTGCCTCGCTTGTATAGCAAGGAGATTAAGATGCTGTATGGTAATGGACCATGCGCCTATATGCAAACAGTAGAAGGTGGTAAGCTGCGACGTGAGTACACCGCACTACCTGCTTGGGACGAATGGTTGAATAGCTGGCAAGAGCGTGGAATGGAAACATCTGCACAGGAGTTCGCTAAGACCTGTATCAAGAACTACTACTGGTTCGGTGATTACTTCGTTAAATGGAGATTCTCCCGTGGTAAGCGTATTGGTATGTTGCCAGTTGCTGGACTTGAACCACTGGAGAATAAGCACTGCCGTCTTGCTACCACTCGTAAGGATGTAGCATACGACCAGATTAATTATGGCGACTTCAATAACATAGCTGTAGGACGGTGGACATACGGCTTAGGCAATTACAAGATATACCCTAAGTTCGCATTGTCAGAAGTTGACAACTATCTCTTCGCTGCCGTGTCACATCACAGAGAGAAATCTGTAGATGAGTTCTACGGAGTGAACGAAACCCACCAGGGCGCACGTCCATATATTCAAGGCAGCAATAAGACCGCCTCCTACATTAACTCCTTCTTGCGTAATTCCCTTGCAGCGAAGATACACATCATCATTCCGAATGCGTGGGTGTCCAGCAAGCGTAATCAGTTGGCAAAGTTATGCGAAGAGAATAAGATTCGTTCTTCTAAGAAGCAGGACTTGGTGAAGTATAACGGTATCAGTATCGGTACTGAATATCGTGAATCGTTACTTGTAGAGTATATGCGATTGGAGCTGCGTAAGATAGGCGACTATCTGAGCGGTGCAGATAACCAAGGCAAAGCCTACTCTTCTATTTCGTTTATGGATAGTTCTGGTAACGAGCAGCAGTGGAGAATCGAAACGATCGACCTTAAGTATAAGGAATATATAGAATCTTTGATTTCGTACGATAAGCGAGCAGAAGAAGCCTTACTCTCAAGCGTCGGTTTGGATGCTTCCATCACAGCAGTTAGCAAGGATGGTGTTATCAGCAAGTCAGGTTCTGACGCATACTATAACTACCTTATCTATATAATGTCACTCACTCCAGAGGATGAGATATGCGCAGAACCGTTTAATCTCGCTCTCAGATTGAATTTCCCAGACCTCTATAAGCAGGGTTATCGTATAGGCTTCTATCGCGAGGTTCCTCAACGACAGGAAGACATTGCACCGAAAGACAGACTAAATCAGCAGCAGTCATGAAGAATGTATTAGTAGATATTTTTAAGAACTTCTCCACCTTCAGTCTTTATGCGCCTGGAGTGGAAACTAATATGGACCTGAACGATTTGCGTTCGTCTGGTCTTACGGCTCGCAAACGCATCGAAACCGTAATCAGTCGTACTGTATTCGATGAGCTTTTAAAGGAGGAAGAAAACTCTCCTCTTATGGAAGCATTGCGTGCTGCTATGGCGAACTTTACTATGGCAAATCAAATCATCTTTGATAGTGTGAATCGAAGGAAGGGCGAGGTCAATGTGTATAAGTATGAGCTGGAGGCGATGAAGCGTTCTTATATGGAAAATTATTGCAACGCTATCGATACGCTTGTGCAACTGTTGTCAGAACCAACCGAAGGTGCAATCGCAGAACTATGGCGTAAGACACCTTACTACCCAATTTTGGAGCGATGCGAAATAAAAACAATGGATCAGATGGATTCAATCTATCCTATCGATGCATCTTATCTTTACTTCTTCAGAACTATACCATTGCAGAAGGAAACGCTCGATGAAGTTATGTCGATTTACTTCGAGAAACTTACAGATGACAATAGAGAGCGCATTCGTCCTATCTTGTTGCTTGCCTTGGTGAAGAAGACGATTGCAAAGTCGCTCCGTAGGTTTGATATCCTCGAGTTCCCTTCGACGATTCGAAATCTCTTCGATGATAGTCACGCTGCACGCTCTGGCAAGGATGAATCCAGTGCTATCTTCGCACTTGCCGACCGCCTCGATCGTGAAGCGGAAGAACTCCTCTCTAATGCAGACACGCTGCTCTCTTCTGAGACTGTTTCTGACTTCTGTTCGAACTCAGCGTACAATAACCCTGATGATAATATTATAATGTTGCCATAATGAAAGATATTGAACTTGTATATAAAGGCGACATACATCGCATTCCTAACCGCTGGGATGCGATGAATGACCGCCAGTATATCCGTCTTGTAGGCGACTTCCTTCGTATGGCAGCAGGCGAGTTGTCCGCAGGAGAGGTTCGGATTAACTGGCTGTGCGACATCATGGGCTGGAGCAAGCGCAAGTTCCATTCAGAGGAACAGATTGCTAACCTCGTCGCAATCTCTGAACAACTCACATTTATGTTTCAGATAAACTACCCTGATAACAATAGTGTCTTGGATGGTGTCGACGAGGATACTTACGAGTTATGTCGTCGTATTGATCCTTATCGCTTGAATATTCCACTTGCACGTGTGTTACGCAGGCTTGATTACCAATACGTAATCGACCTCTGTTTCTGTGCGCAACTCATCCCTTCTGTTCAGATTGATGGGCATTCCTTTCCTGGATATCGAATTGAGACGAGTTTTGGAACGCTCACCTGCTCACTTACAGCACTTCAGTATGTCGAGGCGCAGGGACTTATCGAGAGAGGTGAGGAGTCATTGCCACTGCTCGCTGCCATTCTCTATTATCCAGAGAAAGAGTACAATTCTGAGCGTGCACACGAATTAGCTAACGATTTCTCTAAACTTCCACTCGAAACGCTTACGGCTATATCGTTTAATTTTCAAGCATTTAACAACTATCTGTTTAGTAAAACTTCATTCTCTCTGCTGTCTAAGTTCGCACATAAACCCAAGCAGCCTATCACCACCGATGCCTCTGATGCGCTCTACGACCTCTCCAAGGAGGGGCTTGGCAACGCAAAACAGATAGAGCAGATGAACGTACTTACTTATCTGAAGGTGCTGCGCAAGAAGACTATCGATGCGGTTAAGGATATGAAGGGGTTTGGCTGGGATAAATTAAAAATCAGTGAAGAGGTAGGGCTGCCTATCTCTGTAATCGATAAGATATTATGATTAAAGATCAGTTTCTCTATTTCGCACAATATCCGTCAAAAGAGGGTGTTCGTGCTATACTTACCAATGGTGCGAGCGACTTCCCTGGTTATAATGACCTTGCGGAGTCTCTCGATAAACTTCCCAATGTGTCGCGACTCCCTGAGATAGCCAACTATGTCTATGGTCAATCTTTCGACGAATTAAAGCAGCGCATCGATAAGCTGGTAGGTTCATTCTTATTCGTGGATTATGGCGAACTGAATATGTCAGCAGATGGACGCAATTCTTATCAGATTACCCAGCGCATCGCTATCACCGTTGCAAACAAGATGACGAACCGTGCTGATGCTGCTGAATATATGCTTTCCTCTGACCAGACACTTCGCTTACTTTCTAAGATTCACGCTTGGATGATTGCCGATGCTGAAGAAGGCAATATCGATTGGATATCTCGTGGCGAACTCGATAAGGCGGAGATAATCCCTTTTGTTGCCTCTGAACTATCCTCGATTGGTTGGACCTTGATGCTCAATTGCATTGCACCAGACACGCTTGGAACTCACCTTTTAAGTCGGTCCTTTGCGAAACAGCCTTAAATCTTTACCTTTGTATCGTTAATAGGTTGGTAGAAAATTAAGTTTATAGTTAATAGTTTTTTCAGATTGAAGATTGTTTAGGATGACGGGCTAACGCAGTGATGCGTTAGCCCTTTTTATATCGTTTTTTAGCTTTAGATAATTACTTCTAAATCGCTGATTATAAAGGCTGTAGTACTTGCGTGTTCCTTATTATAGTGTTACCTTAGCAGTACAATTAGAAACAAAGAACATTTAAAAACAAAGATTATGAACGAGCAAATTCAAAGCATTCTTAACGAGAACGGAACAAAGACTTCAAAGATTCAGAAGCTCCTCACCCTCGGACTTACACGCAGACAGGTTGCTGACCTTGTTGCAAA